GGTAAGAAGATAATCCGGGAGTATCGTTCAACATCTCTTCAGTTATTCTCATAAATGTCCCGATTTTCTCAACATTTACGCTCGTAGCAGTAATGTCAAAATCAGATGCACCAAGAGTTGAACCTTGAGCAGTTGCGGCGGCACCATCATCATAAGCAGATTCTTTAGGGAATCTAATTGTTTGAGCATCGGTGTTTCCGATAGGCAACAAAGTTCTGATGTGTACACTTCTTGAAGGGTCGAATTTGAAGTCTGAAATTACAGTTTCTCCAGCAACAACACCAGTATAGGCATTCGCCATTGTCATATCACCGGCTTTGATTTCAAATCTTGCGGCGTTGGTGTTACCTTTTATAAGGGCATCGATTGCACCATCTTTGATGGCAGATTCGATTTGACCTTTAAAAGTTTTTGAATTTACACCTGAAAGCGTTTTTTTGCTTTCCATTTCGATGGCATCCATTCGCTTTGTAGCGGCTTCCATCTTTTCATTGTAATCATTAGTCAAATTTGTGATCTCGCTTTTAAGACTTGACTCGACTTCACCTTTGGCATTATCTTGCGCTTGGTTGAAAGCCTTTTCAATCTTAGAATCTACGATGTCACCGATTTGGTCTAATTGATTTTTAATTTCCTCGTTCATATCTTATTTTTTTAGAACGTTAGACAAATAGTTTAAAATCTCGGTTGAATCCCCTTTCACGACTTCCGGCTTCGTAACCTCAATGTCAGTTGGCGAAGTGGTCATATTCATAAAAATAGATTTCAATTTTAATATTTCCGCCTCAAGAGTGTATCCAAGTTCATCAGATATATTCCCTTTGCGGACTAATTTTGCAATATTATCATATCGCTTAATTACTTTATTTGGGTCAACGTTGCCCTTGACATCCAAAATCATTGCTTGGTCGTTGGCGGCAAGTGTAACGGCAGAAACCTCATACAGTTTCACCTCGTTAATCTCACGCCTACCATTTACCATTTCTTTTTGGATGGGTAGAATCCCAACAGAGTTTTCGGTAATTACCCCGGCTTTGATTAGTTCAATGACATCCATACCCAATTGCGTTTTGGCAATCTGAGCCTCAAAGACAAGACCTTTTTCATCTTCCTCCAAATGAACCATTTTCCCGATAGGTTTGTCCATATCGTGTTGGTAAAGGTATTTGACCCTTCTACCGTTTTCGGCAATGGTCTTTTTGTATGCCCCGGATTTGATTATATCATTATCAGAATCAACGTTGTTAAACACCGATGCGTAACCTTTTACGATTCCCGCTTTTTCATCGGCATCAATTAGTTCCCCCATTGGGGACTGCTTAAATATAATATTATTCATATTGCAAAGATATTAAATTTCATCAATAACATTTTGAGCAACCATTTCACCGGCTAATCCAAACGCCAACCCTTCAAGTTGCGTTGTGGGTTGTGCATCCGGTTTTGGTATATGGGCAACCGCACACCGGCAGTTGACAACATTTGCCGCCCTTCCTCTTGGGTCACCCGGCATCATTAAAAGTTCACCGCCAACGTTAAACGGTTTGTCCATATCTACGACTTGACCGTTGGTTGACCTATGCGATGCCCGTTCACGACCATCAACGGAAGTCAACCATTCTTTTTGCAGACCATCAGAGCCAAACATATCAAGAGCAGACCTTTCGGCACCAAGATTCGCCGCATAAGTCGACTCAGTTCGCACAATCCTTTCCGCTTGGTATGCAGATAGTTTGTTAAATCTTGAACGTAAAATGCGACCACGCTCTGCGGCACCTAATGCCATAAATTCCGGGTCTTGCATAAATCGTTGTAAATTTTTTATCACCTCCGCCTTCGCCGTTCCCTGAAGTAAAACGATACGTTGACCGGCAACCTTTCGCCCGGCTTCGGCAAATCCCTCGCTCCACACATCATCGAACCCGGAAACATCTTGTCGTTTTGAAATTAGGCGGTCATAAGTTTTGGCGTACCACTTAGCAAATCGTAACCCGATATTTGAATAAAGTCCAACGTAAAGGTTTTCAAGTTCTCTTGACTTGAATAAATTATCGCCACCTCTTGGATTGTTGTCCAATAGAAAACCATCAATGGCTTTTTTGTACTGCTCATTGTAATATCGTTTGAATTTCGCAACCTCGGCTTTTTCTCCAATATCGAGTTGTTGGGAAAATTCTTTTCTCCAAGTTTCCCTATCGAACATATTTAGTCGTTTTCAGAAATACGCTTTGCCCAAGATACCATCGCCGCACCACCCCAAAGGTTGTATGCTACATATCCACGGTCTTTCCACGGCTCATCTTTATATTGTGGGTCAATCTTTGCGTTGTCTTTGTGCCTTGCTAAAAAGGAGTTGACACGCCTTACGGTGTCCAATGATAATGCCTCACGACTTGCAAGTTGATTGGCTCTTTCCCAACCGACCCTTGTTCCGCCTTTGACAACATCACGACCATACTTCTCACGCCACTCCAACATTCGCTTGGCGTTATTGGTTGCACCTTGTGGGTAATCGGAATAAGTTTCCGCCTTTTGGCTTTTTTTGTCTGATGACAATGGGTGTTCCTCCGGTAGTAAATCCGTATCATACGCCCTTCTCTTGAATTTGCCAGTTCTAAGTGCATAGAGTAATCCGTTGACCCTACCCAATGCCCATTGATCTTCACTCTGAACATTTGGTCTAACCGATGATGGATTTGTGCGATATGCACCGATGCCCCTTACGAATGACCTCGCTAACATTGAATAGGTTGCTTTCTTCGCCGGGTTGTCACCATATTCCTCATTGTGGTCTTTTACCTTGTTACGCAACGCCATTTCCATCGCTCCACGGATTTGTGGTGCTTTTTGGATGATTTCTCCCCCATCTTGGTCGGTATCTTCATCATCATCATATCGACCATCAAGTTCGAAATTGTAGTCAAAAGAATCGGCATCCATTTCGCCATAAAATTCATCAAGGCGATTGTCTTTTGCCGCCTCATATTCCTCGTGAGTTTCAAATGGCATATATACCGTGTAGCCATCATAAGTGTGTTCGTGGTAACCTTCACCACCCATTTCGTTTGCTCGTTGTTGTGCCTCACTAATTGTTGTAAATATGTCATTCATTCCCGGCACTTGTCTTTTCTCTGCCGGTTCAATATCTATTTGTTGGGGTGTCATATCGGGCATATCTGAATCGCCAAGTGGCAAAAGATTCGCTGGGATATAATATTCATCCATTCTTTCGTTTTCCTCATCCTTACCATAAGACATCGCCGCACGTTTCTCGTTTGGTGTCAGCCACCACGCTTGGGACATCTGAGCAACAACCTTGTCGGTTTCCTCTTGGAGTTCCGGGATAGTGGTATAATCAAAATCAATAAAAACCTTTTCACCAAATTTGGGTGCCAACCAACGATTCAGTTCATCCCTAATTTTCATAAGTTCAGGAATCACCGCATTGGTATATAGCATTTTTCGTGCCTCTTTGATGTTGTTGTAGGTTGCCGATTCAACATTGTTAAGCAATACCGCCGGTACATTGTAAACGTTGCAAAGGTCTTTGATAGTTCCGTTGTATTGTTCAATAAGCGAAAGGTCAGCGGCATTTAGTCCGAAGTTAACCCACGACAACTTCTTGGGGGTAATGATAACATCCCCGGCATTGTTTGAACCTTGATATTGTTGTCTGAATTTCTCCTTTAGTTGTTTGGCTTGTACTTCATTCAAATCCCCTTCCTCGGACATTAAAACACCCCTTGCCGTTTGGTTTTGTAGATACTTGACCCCGGTAGTGAGTGCCTCATTGTTGGCATCCATAGAACGCAATCCCGCCCTAAGTGGTGACATACCATAAAGGTTTTGTCCTGACCCATCGAAATAGGGATTGAAATCTTTGATATGGCAAACATCATCGGCATCGATTTTAAATGTGCCATTATATTCCAATGTGTAATGGTCAACCGGTTTCATAAACCCACCGGAATGGATTTCCATCGCTTGACTTGGCAATACATAAAGTTCGCCATACTTGGATTGGTTTGCACCTCTCTCCGGTGTAATTCCGTAGATATAACGGTTCCCGGTTAGCTTACCAAATGCAATCACCTCAGTCAAGAATGATGCGTAAGATTGTGCCGGGTTTGGTCGGTTCAATAGTTCGTGGATTTCAGTTCCCTCCAATTCAATCATCGAGTTCTTTAAAATGACTTGCGCCTTGTGGGTTGCGTTGGCATCGAATCCGTTTGATGTTAGTGCCTTATATTTTTTTAGGGAATTTTGACTTTGCACCTCATAAACTTGGAACGGCACCGTTGATGCCGCCTTTGTTATAAGATTGACAATCGAATAAACGGTTGAGTTGAAACGATACCCTTTGTTGATATACGAATC